AATTTCCTGATGGCACTTCTGGAGATACCCGTGAAGATACCTCTGATCGACACTGCAACCATGATGCCTGTGCTTATGGGTATGCTTGGGTTGGGTACGTTGAGGACTTATGAGAAGAAGTCAGGAGTGTCTAAGTAATGGCTTTGGCATGGTGGGATGTAGAAGATCCTGTAGCGTACTTTGGCATCAAAGGCGAACGTACTGAAGAACAACAAGAAAGAGCTAGGCAGTTCCGTAATGAGTTCGGTGGAGGTTCTCGTGCTGGTGCGTTGCTCAATGGTTACGTCTCAGGTGAATACTCTGCTAAAAACATTTATCTCTATGGCACTGACTTAAATGCCATCCAATCTGCTCAAGATGCAGAGTTTTCTGCTTATGAAGGTGGCGACTTTGGAGCATACTTACAGTCTAACTGGAGTAGTCTTTCTTCTTTTATGGAAGGAACTGCTACAGGTCCAGACGGCAGCTTAGGCAGTCTAGTAGAAACTCCTTTACAAGCAGCAGGAGAAAAAACAAAGTTCAGTGCTGATGATTTTGCAATGCAGGACTATCTTACTGCAATGCGTTCAGCAGCAGAAGACGCTAATGTTCCTTTAGATATTAAATTATCTGATGATTCTGAATATGAATTAAACATAGGACAACATGCGGACCAACCTTTAGGGACATACGTACAAACAAAAGCTCCTACTAGCAAGCTTGCTTCTGCTTTAGACAGATTTGTAAAATCTTACGTATTGTCTTTGGGTTTAGGTGCGCTTGGAGACTTTTTAAACTCTGTTGGAGGAAGCACATCAGGAGGAGTACTTTCTTTTACTTCCGATGCTGTAGAAACTATTAATGCTGCAGATCAAGCAGGTACTATAGAAACTTTAGTTGAGTTAGGTACTGATCTTTTTAAAGAATATTTAGCGGAAACACAAGAAGAAACAGCTGCACCACCAGAAGACGTAATCAGTGAAGACGTAGTTTCTGACCTAGAAGCAGAACAACAAGAGACTATTGAAACTGTAGATGAAGCTCCAGTTACGACTACAGTTGAAACTGTAGATGAAACTGTAGATGAAGCTCCAGTTACGACTGCAGTTGAAACTGTAGATGAAACTATAGATGAAGCTCCAGTTACGACTACAGTTGAAACTGTAGATGAAACTCCAGTTACGACTACAGTTGAAACTGTAGATGAAACTCCGGTTACGACTACTGATGACACTACAACCACAAGCTCTGGTGTTTTTAGTAACTGGGCAAGTGCTTTTTCTAAAGACAAAGAAGTTGACTTTTGGTTAAGTGACCCTGAAGCATTCGCTACTGACGACAAGTACGCGAACAGAGTAGGGTTAAGTATAGACGATATAAGAAATCTTTTTGAGTTGCGTTTTGGTAATAGTCCTTCTGACGAAGAGCTAAGAGACTATGTGTCTACTATAATTGAGTCTTCCAGACTATCTGATTGGTCTTCAACTACAAAAAACAGCTATATAGACAAAATTCTTTCCGGAGAATATATAGTAAATGTTGAAGAAGATCAGGGAGACTTGCTGTACCAAACTTTAGGTTACGAAGACAAGCAGGAGTACGATGATTTAGCAGCCGAACTTCAGGCAGCTGAAGAAGACCTTTTAGCAGAAGACGAAGACTTACTAGGAACTGCAGATGTTTTTGTTCAGGTAGAAGAAGGCGCTGAAGATGGAGACCCGTTTTTTGAGCCTCGTACTGACATTGAATCAGAGTTTCCAGAACAAGTAATTGACTTTGAGACAGACCCTCTACCTCCAGTGCGTCCAGTAACCTTTGAAGACTCTGCTGAAGAAGCAGGCGGTGGTGGTGCTACTGACGCTACTGAAGCAGCAGACACTGGTGAAGCTGTTGAGGCTACAGATGAAGCTGTTGAGGCTATAGATGAAGCTGTTGAGGCTACAGACGAAGCTGCGGAGGCTACAGATGAAGCTGCTGAGGCTACAGATGCTACACAAACTGATGTTACTTCCACTACGGACGATAGTGGTGAAGGAGGTATGCTTACTGGGGGTGAAGACGTACAGGATCGTCCTTTTGCTGTTCCTAACGGACCATGGGTTTACATTGGCAACGGACGTTGGGTACAAATAGACCCTGATGTTTTAGCACAAGAAGGTGTTGTTACCGACGTTGGAGACGGAACGTATACAGTATCTTCTGAAGTTTACGAAAACGATGCTAATTGGGTTAGAGTTGCTAGTGACCCTACGTATGACCCTAAAACAGAAGTTTATGAAGTAGGACAAACAGGGGATATTACTGGCGAAGTAGAGCCAGGCTACAACGTAGAATATGAGTCAGAAAATGCTCAAAACTGGCTAGGAAATATTTTAGACGCTGCTGGTATAGACCCTACTAATCCTAATTATCAAAACATTGCTGATGAGCTTTTTGATATTGTGTTTGGTCAAGGCGGCAATCTGCTTGAAGTTACTACTGGAACAGAATTTAATGACATTTTCAGACAATTAGTAAGCAATCAGTATGACGTAGACACGGTGTACGAAGCTGTAGAGTTTCCAACAGATGTTGTAGATGAAACTACTGTAGATGCTGTAGATGCTGTAGATGCTGTAGATACTGTAGATACTGTAGATACAACTACTGTAGGCACTGGAGAAGGCACAGGTGTTTCCGACATAGGCACTGGCGAAGGAGGAGACGCAGGTGCTGGCGCTGGTGACGCAGGAGACACAACAACTGTAGGAACTGGTGCAGGAACTGAAGGCACTGGAGATGAAGGTGATGGTGTCGAAGGTATCGGCACAGACGGAACTGGCGAAGGCGCAGGTGGCGACGGAACTGGTGACGGAACAGGCGGTGCAGCACCAATCAGCACTGGTGGCATGTTTTCACCTAAGCCATTCCAAGGCTACATGGGCGGCCTAAGTTACCAAATACCGGAGTTCAGGGGCGTCTATTATCAGCCCAGAGATTATGATGTTGAACTTAATCGCATTATTCAACAAAGCTTGTTTCAAGGAATGTACTAATGACTTATCTAGAATTGGTCAATAATGTCTTAAGAAGACTTCGTGAAACTGAAGTAACTACTGTACAGTCTACTTCTTACAGTAAGCTCATTGGGGACATTGTTAATGACGCTAAGAAACTTGTAGAAGATTCTTGGGACTGGTCAATGGAACGAATAACAATCAGTAATACTTTAACTTCATCTAACCCTAATGAAAACAACGACGTTATATTAGTAGGTTCAGGAGAATCTCCTAGAATAGAAAGTATAATTGTAGGTTGGGACGGTGCAGACGTTGGTGGAACTGGAAAACAGTTTTTAACTTACATAGACCAGAATACCATGGAAGAAAAAATACGCATGGAGCAGCCTTTGGTAGGAACAGCTGTTCCTAATGGAAGACCTGTGTACTACAGTTTTTATGGGATTGATTCTAATAGGGACTCTATAATTCGTATATACCCTAGTCCAGACCAAAGTTATATTCTTGTAACAAACTTGTTCAAGGGACAGACAAATTTATCTGCAGACGACGACACTCTAAACGTCCCTTCGATGCCCGTGATTCACTTAGCGGTAGCATTAGCTGCACGAGAACGTGGTGAGACTGGTGGTACTTCGACACAAGAATACTTCCAAATTGCTAACAAGTACTTGTCTGATGCTATTGCAATGGACGCTGGTAAACACCCAGAGCAAACTATCTTCTATACACCTTAAGGCATCTACATGGCTCAAGAACTGAAAAGTATTAATCTTGTAGCTCCGGCGTTCAAAGGTATTAATACTGAAGACTCGCCTTTAGCTCAAGACCCGTCTTTTGCTGAAACAGCCGACAATGCTGTAATTGACAAGCGTGGTCGTATTGCTGCACGTAAAGGCATCACTGTCCTAACTACGGACAAAACTGAGTTAGGTACGGCAACTATTGTTGCAATGAAAGAGTTCAGAGACGACTTAGGCAACACTAAAGTCTTCTCAGTAGGCAACAATAAGATACTCAGCGGTACTACTACTCTTGTTGACGAAACTCCGGGTAGCTACACGATTACTGCTGACCAGTGGAAGATGGTCAACTTTAATGACAAAGTGTACTTTTTTCAGCGTGGGTACGAACCTTTGGTTTATGACAACGCTGGTGGCGCAGTAATCAAACTCAGTACTGTCGCTGGTGCAGCTGGTGTTACTTCTGCTATGTACGGCAACGAAGTGTTAGCTGCTTATGGGCGTCTGTGGACTGCTGATTTTTCTACTGACAAGTCCAAAGTCTACTGGTCTGATCTTCTGATAGGCCATGACTGGACAGGCGGCACTTCTGGTGCTATTGACATTTCTAAAGTTTGGCCTGATGGACATGACGAGATTGTAGCACTGGCTGCTCATAATAATCTTTTGATTATCTTTGGCAAGCACAGTATCGTTGTGTATTCCGGTGCTGACGCTCCGGCTACTATGGCGCTGGCTGACACTGTGTCCGGTGTAGGTTGTGTCGGTAGGGACACTGTGCAGTACACAGGTACGGACGTTTTGTTTTTGTCCCAGACTGGTTTGAGAAGCTTTGGTAGAACAATACAAGAAAAAACAATGCCAATCACGAGCTTGTCAGGGACAATAACAAAGGACATTATCAGGCTGATTAGTGAGTTTGGAGAAACCTTTTCTTCCGTATATCATCCTGAAGAAAACTTCTACCTACTTACTTTTGTTAGTCAAGACATTACTTTTTGTTTTGACGTTAGGGGGACTTTGGAAAACGGGTCCTACAGAGCAACACGTTGGCCTGGTACTGGTTTTGCTTGTTTTGAACGTAAAGATGACGGCACATTACTTATAGGGACTTCTGACGGAATAGGGAGCTACTCTGGTTATCAGGACAACGGCACTGCCTACAGATTTAAATACATCAGCCCTGAATTGACTTTTGGAGACACTTCTAAACTTAAGTTCATAAAAAGAATCAGACCAACCGTTGTAGGCGGTAGTGAAACAACGATTTACTTAAACTGGGCTTATGATTTTGGATCTGTACTAACTTCAGTTCCTTTGGTTTTATCCAGTCAGTCAACTGCAGAGTTCAATGTTGCCGAATTTAACATCGGTCAGTTTTCTTCTGGACAACTAACTTCCAGGACTGGTGTTAATGCTAATGGCAGTGGATCAACTTTGGTTATTGGCATGGAAGCTGACATTAATGGACAAGAGTTGTCTTTACAAGAAATCAATGTACTTGCACTTTTAGGTAGAACGTTATGATTAATTATGTTATGTGTTTATTGTTAGTTAGTGGAGGAACCTGCTAATGGCAGCAGAAGACGTAAGTGGTGGTGGAAGCATCACCCAAGCATCCAGTGGTAACTGGCTTACAAACTTTTTAGAGTCTCTTGGCGGCGAAGGCAGTAGTGCTGCTAATGTTGCAGCTGCTTTAGGTTTAGGCACAGCTGGTCTTGCTCTAGCCGAAAAAGGCTATAGCGACATTGGTGACATAGGCAGAGAAGCTTATGCTGGTTTCGCTGGTCCTGAAGGACTTGCCGAAAGACTGTCCGGTATGCTTGAGTTTCAGCCGTACACCGTGACTTCCGCTACTGGCGGTCAGTTCGGTATGACGCAGGACCCAACAACGGGTGAGATGCGGTATCAACTGCAGTTGTCTCCTGAAGAACAGGCGTTGTATGAGCAGCAGCTAGGCAGAGCTGGAATGTTCTTTGAACAAGCGGCAATGCCTGTAGCTGATCGTGAACAAGAAGTCTATAGGCGTATGCGTGCTGCAATGTCTCCTGAAGAAGAGCGTCAGAGGCTTGCTATGGAGCAGCGTTTGGCTGCACAGGGACGCCTAGGCGTTACTACGGGCATGTTTGGCGGCACACCTGAAGCACTTACGCTGGCTAAAGCACAGGAAGAAGCTAGGAACCGGGCGATGCTCAATGCAATGCAGTTTGCAGGACAAGAGCAACAACGTATGGCTAATTTAGGTACGGGGATGTTGGCCGCTGGTTATATACCACAGGCACAAGTGTTGGCCGGTATTGAACCAGGAATGACTGCTGCTGAACAACGTAGACAAGCCATTGCACAACAAGCTGGTACTTACGGACAGACTTATGCTGCTGGTTTGGAAGCACTGTTGCAGTCAGGCTTAGGACAAGCTAACTTAGCCGGAGGTTTCGGAAGTAACATCGCTTCTGCAGCACTTGGCGGCTTGTTTGGATAAGAGGAGAACATAATGGCTACATTTTCACAAGGGTTCTTGTCTAGCTTAGGTCGTCCTCAGATGGCCGAAAGCTTGTTTGGCTTAGGTCAAGCTATTGGTGGTGTTCCTGGGCAGATGAGGCAGCGCAGGCAGCAAGAACAGTTTAACCAACTGATGCAACAGGCTCAAGGTGCACAAGGTGCTGGTGATTTTGTCAGCATGAAGCTTCTTTCTCAGCAATTGGCAGACGCTGGTTATACTAAAGAAGCAGGACAGCTTATGCAGTCTGCTGTAGAGCTGGAGAAAAAGAACAAGCAACAACAAGCTGTTTCAGGCTTATTTGAAGGAACTCCAACAGAAGAAACTGTAATGGCTGGGGCAAAACAGTTACTAGCTACTGGTGATGTTGAAGGAGCTATGCGTCTTAGAGAAAAAGCCGTATCTTTAGGAACAACAGAAAGAGCTAGACAAGCAGGTACAGCCGCTATCCAGCAAGAACTTCAAGGATACATGATGGACCCTAAAGCTTCTCCAGAAGTAAAACGGATGGCTAATCAAATATACCGTGGTTTTGTGGTTGGTCGTATGCAGCCTGAAGCTGTAGAACAACAGATGAAAAACTTAAGAACTCTTGCTCAGCCAAGAACTAGAGGAAGCATGGCTGCTCCTCAAATTGTTGAAGTTCAACGTAAAGATCCTAAAACCGGAGAAGTACAAAATATAAAAGTAGAAAGGAGATTCAATCCAGTAACCGGAGAACGTGAAGAAGAACTACTGGGTTTTGTAATTCCTGAAGAAGCAGACGAAGTTAAAGAGTCTACTACCTTGCTTAAAATTGAAAACACTTTGACACAAGAAGTTAGAGAAATCTCCAGTAAAGCAAGAAGAGCAGAAGAACTAGCAATAGGTCTGGAAAAATATGATCCTGTTGGTGGTGTTGCAGGGTCGCTAACAGAGTATATAAAAGAGATTAGCGGAGAACAGGACGCTATTTCTGCCTTAAGAACT